AGAAATCCTTCGGTGACTAGGGTACACAGACAGTGGGGCTACTACGACATCCTACTTGAGGGTGACGGATACCTTGTGAAAGAGCTTACAATTAATCCAGGCAAGCACCTCTCTGACCAGAGGCACAATCACAGAGCCGAAGAGTGGCTTGTTGTATCTGGTTCTATACAGGTTGTGTTACAGACAGACGGTGCATTGCAGCGCAGCCTTTGCTTTAGCAAGGGAGATAAACTTAATATACCTGCAAGAATGTGGCATCATGTCGGAAACAAAACAAATAAGCCAGCTAAGATTATTGAAGTATGGATGGGAGATAAACTATTGGAAGAAGATATTGAAAGAAGAAGCCCATGTAAGGCACATGAAGAGGCAAGGGTAGACAGCTGTGAGCTACACAACATACACGACATCTGTATACACTGCGGCAGAACAGAGCGTGACATAACGCACTGGCAAGAAATGACGCACGAAGAAAGAAAGCAAGCCAACCTATTGGCAAAGAAAAGACTGAAGGGTGTTTGGCATAAGTAAGGAGATTCAAATGCAAGTAGAACTAAATGATTTTGAGAAGTCAATGGGAATGGCTATTGCAAAAAATAGGTACACAAACGCAAGAGGTGCTGGCGTACACAACAAACAAATAAGCAATGAAAAAGAACTAGAGCCAGATATTGAAGGAGCAATGTCTGAACTAGCAATGTGCAAGCTTCTTAATATTTATCCAACAGATGTGTTTAATTTCGACCTTCGCTCTGCTAAAAACAAAACAGACAACGGAGATTTAATTTACAATAACTTTTGTATTGATGTCAAGGCTACCAAATATAAAAGTGGTCGCCTTATCGCAACACAAAAAAACAGTGCCATAGATTACCTTTGTTTAATGACTGGAAATAGAGGGTCTTATTTTTTTGCTGGGGCTATGGATTCAAAAAATTTTTACACCGAAAGCAGGTGGGGCAGACACCCCAAACTTTACCGTGATTGTTATGCGGCCTCACAAGAAGAGCTAACGCCTCCAGAAACTTTTTTAAAAAGGGTAGCATAAAAAAGTCCTTGACTTAACTGAACAAATTTAATATAATATAAGATAAGCGGTGGGCAGAGTTCTTCAGTCCTTTCTCTCATCTGTCCACCGCACTTTAATTAGGAGTTATAAAATGGAATATACATTCAACGTTACAGAAAACGAAGCAAATATTATCTTGGCAGCACTGGGAGAACTCCCTGCAAAAAGCTCTATTGATTTGATTCTTAAACTTAAAGAAGAGTTTGTAAAACAAATCCAAGAAAATCAAGAAAAAGTTATCGAAGAAGGTGTAGATGAATCGTAGACCAGTTATTTATATTGGGTATGATGAGCGTGACCATAGAGCATACGAAGTTCTAGAATACTCAATACGCAAATATAATAATACCTACGATATAATACCTTTGCTTGCACCAGAGTTGCGGCGCATTGGGTTGTATCGCAGGGCTTCACGTGTGTTTGAACACGACCCACATCAGCGGTATGATGTGTTTGATAACAAACCCTTTAGCACAGACTTTACGTTTACCCGCTTTCTTGTTCCTGCACTGAACCAGTATCAAGGGCTTGCCTTGTTTATGGATGCTGATATGCTTGTTCGTGCAGACATTGAAGGAATCTTTGGCGTATACGGCAAGCGAACAGAGTTTGCTGTTCAATGCGTCAAGCACAAGTATGAGCCACCCGAAGGAGAAAAGATGGACGGGGTTGCCCAAACCCGCTATCGCAGAAAGAACTGGTCTAGCTTTATGTTATTTAACTGCTCCCATCCAAGCAACAAAAAGCTTACTGTTGATGCAGCTAATCTGCAATCAGGTTCTTGGCTACACTCTTTTGGGTGGCTTGACGACAGCGAGATTGGAGACATACATGAAGAGTGGAACTGGCTTGATGGACATTCAAAAGAAACTGTTGAGGCAAAGAATGCTCACTTTACAACAGGTGGTCCGTGGTTTAACGGGTGGGAACCCAAGCGACCTATCGACCAAGCATATGCAGAAGAGTGGGAAGCTACTGAAAAAGAAATAACAACACAACTAATACTGGAGAACATGTAATGTATACTTTTGTAACGAGCTTTCCAAAACAATTTGAAAAAGAGTATGGCGTTCCTATGCTTGAATCTATTGTAGATAAATGGAAGCCTACAGATTTTAAACTATATGTATACCTTGAGGGATATGAAGAGAATACAGATAACCTACCGCAGGCAAGCTTTATTACCTATCGTCACATAGAAGATGTGCAGGCACGTAATGATTTTATTAAACGCAACGCAGACAAGAATGGACGCTTTGCAGAAGCGCCTTATAACTACAGGCTAGATGCTGTTCGTTTCTGTAATAAAGTCTACGCATATTCTGACCTATCCTTCGAGCTTATTGATGAGGACTATAGGGGTTGGTTAGCATGGCTTGATGCTGACACCGTAACCAAGAAACGTTTTACTGCAGAAGATGCAGCCAAGATTATGCTTGACGAGGTAGACATGGTACACCTTGGTCGCATTGATATTGACTATAGCGAGACAGGATTTACTGCCTGGAACATGGCGTATCATAATGCTTGCTCACACATTGTAGACATTCGAGGCGCATACGACACTGATGAGGTGTTTGGTTATCGTGAATGGACTGATTCGTTTGTGTATACACGCCTACTCAAAGTATACGAAGCACACGGAGCTAAAGTACGTAACCTGTCAGAGGGCGTGCGTGGGCTAGAGGTGTTTGAAAACTGCATGTTAAACGAACACTTTATCCACAACAAGGGCAATCGCAAATGGAAAGATAAGCAGGAAGTATCTGCCGATGTTGTTGGTCCAAAGCGCTACAAACAACTAGCAGACATGGTTCGCTTTTACTCTGAAGGTCGTGACACATTTAGCATTGTAGAGACAGGCACATGGAACGGTGGGCGTGCCATTGAAATGGCTCTTGCTGCTTTTGAAAATACAGACACCGTACATTATCGTGGGTTTGATTTGTTTGAAGAAGCCACAGAACAAACAGATAAAGTAGAACTTAACATCAAGGCGCACAATGCAACCGAAGCTGTTGGCCGTAGGCTTGCAGAGTTTACAACCAAGATGCAAGAGCAGGGTAAAAAGTTTACTTACACTTTACACTGTGGCGACACTAAAGAAACCATGGCGTCTAAAAAATTTAATGACGTAGACATGGCCTATATTGATGGTGGTCATTCATATGATACAGTCAAGAGTGATTACACATTTTTAAAAGACGTACCAGTTGTTGTGTTTGATGATTACTATTCACACGAAGACAAGGAGTTTCTAGACAATCCTGATTACAACGGTATCATTCGAACCTTTAAAGAAATTAAAGATACTAATAAGTATGTCCTACCATCAGATGACCCAACTGCTTTTGGCGGCAAGGTTCACCTTGGTGTAGTAGTATCTAAAAAAGAAAAGGATTTACCGCAAGAATTTATGCGTGTGCCTATCATTGTAAAGCCTAAAGACTCAATGCCACAGGACGACATCCATAAAAATATTATCTACAATGTAGAAAAGATTAATGACTTTGATTGGGTAAAGCAATATAAAACAAATAACAAGCATGCTATTATTGCATCGGGTGGGCAGCTTGATATGGATAAGATTAAAGAGGTTCAAGAAAAATACGATGCCGAAGTGTGGTGTGTTAAACACTCATATCCCCGCCTTCTTAAAGCGGGTATTAAACCTACGGCCTGTGTTATCCTTGACCCACGGCCTGTAGATGGTGTAAGCACACATGGCGTAAAACGTAAAGACTTATTTAAAAAGGTTGACCCTAACACTTTGTTTGTAATTGCCAGCATGACCGACATTTCTGCCGTAGATTACATCATGTCAAAGACAGATAACGTCAAAGGCTTTCATGCCTTTACAGATGCTGTGCGTGACACAGATAGAGATGATAAGTTTGTGGTTAATCCAAAGCTTCCTATTCCTACAGGCGCAGTGTTTATTTCTGGTGGCACGGCCTCAGCAACACGGACTATCGGTCTGCTTGAAACACTTGGCTATCGCAACATACACATGTTCGGGTTTGACTCAAGCGTGTCAGAGGATGTAGTTGATAAAGAAGCCAAAGATGAGATGGACAATCCAAAGTATTTACATGTAGAAACAGGCGGCGTTAAATTCTGGACAACAGGAGAACTCCTCGCCCTTGCTCAAGACCTTGAGAAAATGTTTGAGCGAAAAGACCTAGCAGTAAACATAAACTTCTATGGCGACAACACACTTGCCGCACAAGTTTTTGACCAGTCATATTACAATCAAGAATTTAAAACCTTTGAGGAATTTATGAATGACGGGGCAGATTAAAGAGCGTCAAGAAAAGTTTTGTCAAGCATACCTTATAAACAAAAATGCTACACAGTCTGCTATCTCTGCTGGATACAGTGAGAAGTCTGCACACAACCAGGGCTATAGACTACTGCAAGAGCCTGCTATCCAACGCAGACTAGAAGAGCTTGAAGAAGAATACAGCACCGATGTAGATGTTGTATCAGAGCTTGAGAAACAATACGAACAAGCCAAAGCAAACGGCAATGGTCAGACCGCACTCAAAGCTCTTGAGTTACTGTCTCGTGTGCGTGGTAACAATGCGGAAGATGAAGGACCGCAGGACGTAGCAGGTCTTGAGGGAAAGATATGTGCATCAATGCAAATCATAGGCAAAGAAAAAATGTACGAACTATTTATGTCCACATGGCCTGAAGATTTTGAGGACGAAGAAGATGAGGCTACCTCCGATGAATAAATTTGCAGAAAAGACTGCGCTTGTTACTGGCGTAACGGGACAGGACGGTGGCTATCTTGCAGAGCTACTGCTTGATAAGGGATATATTGTACACGGCCTACAGCGGCGTGTGTCTTCCGAACCATCAAGGCGCATTGCACACTTGGTTGAACACCCCAACTTTCATTTGCACTACGGTGATTTGACTGATACAGGTAGCCTGATGCAGCTGTTTGACACCCATTTATTTGATGAAGTTTACAACCTTGCAGCACAGTCTCACGTACGTGTCTCGTTTGATGTCCCAGAATACACTGCTAACGTGGACGCTATGGGGGTTTTAAGGCTCTTAGAGTGCATTCGCACACTTGGTTTGACTGAACACACCAAATTTTATCAAGCGTCTACCTCAGAGCTATATGGGAAGGTTTTAGAAACACCTCAATCAGAGGCCACACCCTTCTATCCACGCAGCCCATATGGAGTAGCCAAGCAGTTTGCATTCTGGACTGTAAAAAACTATCGTGAAGCATATAATATGCACGCATCCAACGGCATTCTATTTAATCATGAGTCTCCCTGGCGGGGCAAGGAGTTTGTTACACAAAAGATTGTGCAAGGTATAGCCGATATTGCACGTGACAAACTGTCGCACATAGAGCTAGGCAACCTAGACGCAGAACGAGACTGGGGGCATGCTAAAGATTATGTTGAGGGTATGTACTTAATGACGCAACAGCCGCAGGGTGATGACTACGTGCTTGCTACAGGCGAACTACATTCTGTTCGTGAGCTTGTTGAGAAATGTTTCTCTCTGGTAGATATGCGCATTAGATGGGTGGGAGATGTTGGCTTAGAAGAAACTGCTATAGATGAAAATGACAACACAGTGGTGAAGATTAACCCACAATTCTATCGCCCCGCAGAAGTAGACCTGCTGCTAGGCGACTCAACCAAAGCTCGTGAGGTACTGGGGTGGAAGCCTAAATATACATTTGACTCTATGATTGACGAAATGATGGACGCTGCTCTTACTTCTTAGCAAAGCCAAAGTATGCAGCAACGACTGCAGACAGTGAACCATACATCATCATAAGGATTGCCTCTGCTGACTCAAAGC